CCCTTGCTCAGCTAAATCAAATAGTTGTTTTCTTACGTCTTCGTAATCCTTATCAACTTTGTTATGCGTGCCAGTCAATTCCCTCTGGTTCATCTCCATGTTCATGGTCGTCATCGTGTTCTTGTGGGTTCTCATAATGTGTATTCCATAATTCTACTACTCCATACTTAGCTCGGCTCTCATCTTTGTTACCGCCTTCATAAGGTATAGCAAATTTCTCGTCCATAAGACTTTGATTAGCATCTTTACCGTTAATCATAATTGTCCCAAGTACTCTACCAAATTTGCCTTTAGCCATCTCTTGTGTATGCAAAGTAAATTCTCCATCAGCTTCTGCTAATAATTCTATCAATCTATGCTTTGCGGCCATTCCCCATGACTTCTCTGCTAAGTTTCTTGTTCTACTCTCAGGAGTATCTATACCCATTAATCTAATCCTATCTCTCATGAATATATCAAATCCTAAATCTATATCTGCATCAATGGTATCTCCATCAACGACTTTAATTAATTTCGCTTTAAATTGGTAAGCCATAACATCTCCTATACGTCAGTGTCAAAAAAGTTGATTGTTTCGGTATACGGTTCTTTAAATCCATCAGCACCATCGCTTGTGGTTGTACCGTCTATCGCCTGTGTCTCAATTTTATGAGTTGTTGGGTCAACATTTTCTGAGTAATCAACTTCTGTATTAAGAATTTGTTTGCTCTTTCCTAAACCTCTGTAATAACGAATGCGAGTTCCAAACTGTAACGTATATATTATAGCTCTCCTCGTGACTAAATCACCCTCATAATCATCATTTAAGGTGACACTCTCTAAAACTATCGGAGTGTCGGTGGATATATCCATATCTGGAACATCCTTTATAGTTACTGTATATTCTGGCTGGAACATTGGAAGTATCTGTTCTAACAATTGTAGACCTTCATCTTGAGTTGAAGCTAAAATATTTAATTCAAATCCAACCTTATATACGGCTGGTGCACCTAATTTATTTAATTGTAATGTATCACCTACTACAACCTTTGTATAACTCTTATGTTTAGATACCCGTGCATTAGCATCATATTCCATAGATGTTATTTCAAAGGATATGCGTGGAAGCTTCATAGCTATATTAGGGTCTCTTGTTTGTTCAGTTAATCGCGCAAGAACTTTAGTTCGTGGTGCATATGCTAAAGGAACTTTAATTTTTTGTAATACCTTTCCTGCTGAATCTCTTTTATGGACCTCTAAGTCATTAAACATAGAGCCAAATACCGAGACCATCCGACGAGTTGATTCATGATACCACCAATTGTCAAACATTATGGGTCTCCAAACGGATTAGTTTCTGTGAAGTCTATAACAGTATCACCTGCAAATTCGAACTCATCATTATCTGCATATACATCCAAGTTATATTCAGTCTTAGTGGTACCTGTTAAGTCAACAGTAATCTCCCTTGAGGAACCAGATGTTTGACCAACAAGTAGTCGTGTGGCATGAACACCTAGTTGCATAAAGGTTCCATCACCATTTGTTGATTGATGTGGGGATACAATTAATGTAGTATAAGTATTTGTATCCACTTTTTCATAGGCCGCTACTTTGCCAACAATATTGATGTTTGTGGCATTATCATCAGTAGTTCCAGTCCATTGATGAACGTACTCACCAATTTCAAAATGGTTCGTATCAGAGGCGGCAGTGGTAGTATAGCTATATGAGTTAGCATTTATTAATTCTATGTTATCTATTTCAGGCCAGCCCGTATCAAAATTTTGGTCATTATATTCAAATAATTCAGCCGTAAAAGTATAAACTGGAAGGTGGGCCAACTGATAGAACGGTAGCTTAGGCTCTACGTACTTTATTTCGAACAGCCTATTGGTCATTGTCATCCACAATAAATCACCTTCTGAGGGCATATTCGTGACCTGGTTTCCAAATACATCGGACAAATTCTCACCTACAACACTATGCCAACGCTTTTTAGGGCAAACAAATGTACCTTGGTCTCTAATCTCCAAGCCAAATTTACCTAATAGATTACCATCACCTTCAAATCCTTCGGTGTTTTCTAAGTACATTTCTATTGGATAGGCGTGACGATATTGATTTAGAGTCTCATTTAATAATGCATCCTCATATATTTGCTCACGCGGAATATAGACAACATCTTGTCCAAATATTTTTATACTCTCTAAAACCAAATCCTCATAAAGGTTCTGTTCAGATTGTACAGCACCATTAAAATATACGCTAGTTGCCATTTGTTATCCCATTAAAAAGTTGTCTGGAGCCATCCAAGTCAACCTACATTCTTCTTCTAATCGTTGAATTTCCTCTATGGCATCATCAAACATTTGGCGTCCATTCATTGTTATACCACCTGGAAGCTGGAAGCCTTCAAACTTCATCATATTTCCACCCCATTGGCGTTTGATTAATGCTGTAAGATATTTTTTTAAATATAAATCATTATATACATCAGCGTATGCCGTTGGGTCAACAATAGACATAGCCTCAATCACTACATATTGACCAGCTGCTAAATCCCCAAAGCCTTCATCCATGTGAAGTCTATTCATATGTCTACTAAACCTAAGATGTTCTACACTATTTAAAGCATGCTCAATTAGTGATAAATGCTGTAGTGATTGTTCATATGTTTGGATTTGAGTTTGCAAACCTTGTATCATAAAGACATCATTAAGTCTCATATGATAACCCATATCAAATAAAGAGCTACCAGATGATTGACCACCGCTTAACATCTGCATAACAGCCGTAACGTTATCACTTACTGTGATATAGTTATTTGTTATATCTGCAGCAGTAAGTTCATGCTTTAAATATGTACGAATAACAGCATCTGAATGGAATTCTTGGTAGAATTGTATTGCATCATCAGTGCGGTCTTCTATTTGGTCATCGTCTACATTGATTTCAATCACTGGAGAGCCTAAGCTCCTTAAGCAATATTCCTGTAATGTAGCTCTTGTAGTTGGTTTTGCCATTTCATTTCCTTATATCTATGTATTATTTATATAATTACGTCCATCCAAACCACGATTTAACAGTATCAATAACTTTCTGGTACCTTGAAGTTTTTATTTGTTGCAAAAGATTTGTAGCTAATAGTCCAGCAGGTGTATGTTCCATTATTTTTTGAGTTAAACTTTTAGCTGTCCTTATATGATATTTAAAAAAACCAGTTAATCTACTTAATGTTGCTGCATCTGGATTAGTATGATGGTTATTTTTATATATTTCTTTTGCAGCATCTGCATCTCCCTGAGCTAGCAATGCAAAATTAGAATCTTTTGATGCTTTACTATGTAAGTGAACAAATGCTAAAGCTATAGTCTGGTCATATGTTAATAAATCTAATTGTTCTTTATGTGTCTTAGTAGAATTTTTAAGTGTTGTTAACCATAGGGGTGTAGGTATCTCAGTTCCATGTGGAATACCCCAGGGTTGCCATAACCTTGAATCCTTTCGTGCATTAAATCTTTCTAAATGTCCAATGTATCTATTTACAGCAGTCTCAACACTATCCTCAGTAAATTGTACATAACCATAAGCTGTATTATCTTTAATTCCAGGTGAGGCAATCTTTTTCCAATCTGATTCTATACCAACCAACTCATCCATAAACCATATTACATTACCAGCAAATTGGTCATAAACAAAACCATTAATATCTAAATCAGACATATAACCTTTAGGCCCTTTTTGGAATCTCATTATATCATCATACACTAACACAGTAGCCTGGGTCAAATTTGAACCAGGTCTTGCATTTCCTAGGTTTGATTTTTGCGAATACTCTGTAGTAGTTGCAACTACATTAATATTAGTTAATGCTGGAGTTGATATAGCCATAATTAATATCCATAGTAAAGGCCTTATTTTTTTACAGTTAATTTATTACGCCTTTGGTTTACTTTAGATGGATGAATGCCAGCATCAGAAGCTGCACGATATTTTGCCATTGTCTTCTTTAAATGTGCATTCATTTTAGCTAATCTTTTAGCTCTCCTAACACCAGGTGATTGACCTTCACTGGTCATAAACTCATCTAGGTAATCTTGAAATGATATCATTTCATTATCTTCTATATATATCTTTTAAATTTTTCTTTTTCTTACCTACAGAATTAGGAGCCATATCTACGCCGGCATGAGCAACAGCATTAGCAGCTGCATCTTCTGTTCTTTTGCCGTACATAACCATATCAGAAGTTCTTTTAATTACTTCCTCAACATCACCATCATATTCATAATTGCCTTTGTCTATATGTTTTTCAATATCAAACTTTGGTGTTTTAGCTGCTGCTACTTTCTTAGCTTCACGCTTTGCTTTAGCCTTTTCTTTTCTAAGCATTGCATGTTTAAAGCCAACTGTTCTACGGTCTACTGAAACTTTTTCTTCAACATTTTCTAAAGTATGGCCTAAAGCTGCGTCTACTGCGGCAAAGTATTTCTTTTGTGCAGCTTTATTTAAATTCAGAATGCCACCTTCTTTTCCTAATATTCCAAACTTTTTCCTTACTGCATCAACTCTTCTCCAATATTCTTTTTTATTTCCTTGTACAGGCTTTACTTTTCTAGCTTCCTCAACACTTTCATTAGCTACTCTAAGAATTTCCATAACATCTGGATTATCAGTTAATCCACCTCTAATCTTTTCAATATCAATCATAGCTTGTGCCATATTACCTGAATGTCTTTTAGCAATAGCTTGAACTTTTGATTTTTGACCAGCATCCATTACAGGATATGATTTACCTAACTTAGCACCTCTTATGGTTTTCCCTTTTTTAGCTGGACCCCATTTTGCTTCTTCAACTGACTCATGTTCAGCATCACCATGTCTGGTTTTAGTTCTTTTAGCATCATTGTATTGGGACCAAGCAATTTTAAAAGCTTCTTCATCTGTCTTACCATCTGCTTTTAATTTTTCTACAAAAGCTTCCATACCAGGAGGAGCTTTCTCTTGTTTTGAATCATAGTAATCCTCACCCTGTAAGTCAGTAGTAGTGTCTGGGTCTAAATCATCCATGTCCTCATCGTCTTCGTCATCATGGCGTAGGGAATGGTCTTCTTCAACACCTGAATAATTTCCTTCAGTATCAGATACATCGGTGTCATCTTTAAAGTCATCCTTGTTTTCCATTAACTCTGGGAATAAAGCTTTAATATCTGAATCATCCATTCCATAATCATCACTTTGGAGGAATGCTAAGATTTTTTGTTTATCACCGGTAATTTCTGCACCTACTCTAGTAGGTTTAATTTTAATTTTGAATTTAGTTGAAGCAAATTTAATAAAAGCTTTTTCACCACCCTTAAAATCTGATGCATCTAAATCTATATCAAGTGCATCCTTAGGTCCAAGCTTACCACGTCCACCTCTTAATTTTTCTTTAATTTCACCTTCATAAACAAGTCTAATAGTATGTTTAGCTACTTTAGTAGTTTTACTACCTTCAACATAAAGTTCTTGGTTAATGTCAAAGTAATCAGCTAACTCATCCTCATCCATTCCATAACCAATACCATCTCTGGAACTACCAAGTCCCCAAGCTAAAATGTCAGATTTTTTACCAGAAGCTTTATGCATATACTCAGTACCACCGCCACCAACATATTCAAGTTTAACTTTATACTTCTTTAAAACTGCTTTATAATAAGCCTCATCAGTTTTCCATTTATTAGGAATAACTATATCAATTTCAAAATAGTCTTTACCACGACCAGAAAATTTACCTGGTTTAGCTTTTACTTTTTCTGCAATTGATTCATCTTTTTCATTATCACCGTCCCAACCTTTGTCAAGCGCATTAAAGAATTTGGTCTTTTTATCTCCCTTAAGTTCTGATGGTGAGTCAGCTCCGAATTTCTTAAGAAGAGAATTGAAGAATTTCATGTAGGCTTCTTTGCCACCTGATGCTTCTCTAATTTGTTTAAGTGATTTCATATTTAGTCCTTTAAGTTAAAGTGTGTCTCCATCAATACTTGGAGCTTTGTTAATTCTATCATAATATCATTATACCTTTCGGTAGATGTTATTCTATATTCTGTATTTATCTTAACATCGCTTATGATATTCATTTGAGTATTCGTTATTGACGATGCCCACCAAACCGCAGCCATAGTCTGTGCAAATATAGCCATAAATAAAGCAACACCGCTATTCCTTACCCAATTTGGAATCCTTGTTGACCTATGTCTCCAAGATTCTAATTCTTTTTCTTGTCTCTTTAACGCATTATGCATGCGCTCCAGTCTTTTCTCAATGTCGAGAAGTTCTGAATTAGCCATTAATATCTCCTCAATACTTCAATTTATGTATATATTTATACACTACCAATTTTCTAAATGAGGAATGTATTCAGCCATAGCATGGTCAGAAAAGTTATCAACTTTACCCTGTTTTATACCACCCCACATACCTTTCATCCTATCATTAAACCTTCTCCAATTATTTGATTTACCACTGTCATCTATAGTACCATCATGTCTTATATACATTAATGTACCATCATGTCTATAACCCATAATCCTTAAAGGAACTCTTGTTACTATATCATTATTATTCTGCCATCTATAATGACATATCTTTAAATTTTTAACATACGCAGGCCAACCAACTCTTGGTGAACCATAAGTAAATAGACATTGTGGGTCAGTTAAATCCCAATCATGAGCACATCTACTAGCCATAATTGTAGCCATTGCAGCTCCAAGACTATGCCCGCAAAACCATAAGTTCTTAGTAACCTTAATAATGTCTGGTAAAACCATAGGCCAAAGCTCATCTACCTCAGCTTTAAATCCTCTGTGTACTCTACTAACTGTTTCTGATTTGACTGGAAATGCTTTAAGGTCTGCTTTTAAGTCATTAAATTCTGTAGGTTGTGTACCTCTACAAGCAACAACAACATCAGTAGGAGATTCAAATCTAAATGCTTGAGCTCCTCCATTGTCATAAAATTTACATTTAGTAAATCCATATTCTTTAACAATTTTTTTAACGGTCTTTTCTTCACCGTATGCATCCGCAGCGAGCCTAGCAAACAATAAGCTCTTTTCTTTTATATCCATACTTACAATTGCTTTCATTACATAGCTCCCCAATCTTTATATGCTTTCCAAGCACCCCAACCTATTGCAGCAATTGCAACAAACTTAATCATTGATGTAGCAAATAATCCAACTAAACCTATTCCTATTAAACCTAAATTACTTCCCATTATACTTTCCCCTCTAAATCGATTAAACGTTCCTCTAATTCCTCAATCTTTGCAGCAATCTTTGGGTTAACTTTCTTCCAAGCATCTGGGTCTTGGTTCAACCAAGTCCAACCATACTTATCTCTAAAATAATCTAAAACTCCATCAAACTTTGAGTAGCCCCATAAGCCTACCCTTGTATCTTTCATATAAAATAAACAAGCTGCACCTAACATCGCTCCGGCTATACTTGTATAAATCCATAAGGTATTTTCAAACATCTTCTTCTTCTCCTGTATTACCGGTGCAAACACCATTGTCATATGATTCAAATGAATCGCCTAATTCTTTCTTATATACTTGTTTCATAAAATTGTCTTGCTTCACAACTTCCTCAAGGTTACCTTCATCGGGGATTTCACCCATGACATTCTCCTATATTATTTTAGCTAACAATTGCTCATCTGTTTCAACTCTATCAGGGTCAGGCAGACAACAATCAACCGGACAAACTTCAACACATTGTGGTACATCAAAATGACCTACACACTCTGTACACTTATCACCATCTATCTCATAGATTTCTGCCCCCATATAAATTGCTTCATTAGGACATTCGGGTAAACATACATCACAATTAATGCATTGGTCTGTTATTAATAATGACATATTACTATTTATAAAATAGTCGCTTATAAGGCCCTTTTTTTATAAATATAGCTATGGATATATTGAGGAAACTTGGATGGAAGCATATTTAGATTTAATCACTGAAGTTGGATTCCCAATTGTTGGCGCTGGCGCGGCCGGATATTTCGTTTACTTGACACTAAATTTTATTTTAGATGGCGTTTTAGACGATATCAAACAACAAAGAATGTTTGCACAAGCTCTAGACAATAGAGTTAAGACAATGAATAGTGAAGTTATACGAATTGATGTAAAGATGTGTCAAGCTTTTGGCATAAGACCTGATATGGAACGTATCGCAAGAGCAGATGGTAAGACTGATGCGAGGAGAGATTAATGACTGAAGATGATGTTTTAAAAAGTCAAATGAGATGGCGCTGGTCTGCACTAATATTATATCTCTGCATTTGCTTTTATGACTTTATGTTTGTGCCTATTTGGTATGGGTTGAATAGACCAGAGTTATCTATGTTTATTGATATACTTAATACAGTTGAGGACCCATTAATTCAATTGGAATTGATGAAGAAAATGACAGGTCAACACAATCCATTTACTCTTATGGGTGGTGGATTATTTCATTTGGCCTTTGGCGCAATACTTACGGGTAGTGCATTTGGAATAGGGAAGAATTAATTATGGAAGAAGTAGTAGTTGAACAGGGAATAACTATAGGTTCAATGGTTAGTGATTATGGATTTCCTATTATCGCTGCTGGCGCAATGGGTTACTTCATATATTTTATATGGACATGGGTATCAACAAAGGTAGACCCTGTCATTGGTGATAGTCATATAACTTTGATTAAATTAATTGATAGGGTTAGAATGTTGGATAATGATTTGATTAGGCTTAATGCTAAATTAGATATGATTTTACAGGAGAGGGAAAGACATGAAAAAAGTAATGGCGATATTGATTACTATAATACTGACGACGATTTGCCAGGCTAGTGAACTAACTTTTGGATTTAAGAATCCTGCTTTTAGTGGGGTTGGTTGGTCAACACATGTATTATCCATAGCGCAAATAGAATTTAATAGAGAGCAAGGAGTAGCAGACGATAAGACAGCAGCCGAAAAGGCGGCTGAAAGAGCAGCTAAAAATACAACACTCTCTAAATTTGTAACGAATGTTGAAAGTCGTATCTTTGCAAATCTATCTAAACAAATGGTTGATAATATGTTTGGTACTAATTGTGTAGAAGATAGTAC